TGTCGACGGTGGAGCGCTGCCCACCCGCGATGAGCGAGGGGTCGGAGGCGTACATGCCCTGTCGGGCGGTCGAGGGAGCGGGGTCGCAGAGGCCGGAGGCGAAGAAGATGTGGCAGGCGCCGATCATGCTGATGGAGCGCCCGACGAGCCGTGACCCGAACATGGTGACGTTGTTGAAGTAGCAGCGGCGCACACCGGGGCCGCCGGCGCGCTGCGACCAGGAGCCGTCGATGTCGAGGTTCGACTCCCAGGCCCCGGCCGCGTCCGATGGGCCGTCGATCCACACGTCGGTGAGCCGCACGTCGCCGGCGATGGCGTAGGCGGGGGACGCGCCGGGGTCGTCCGAGATGAGCTTGACCGCGGAACCGATGCGGGCGTTGCCGTTCGTGGTGTCGGTCACCTGGGCGTTCTTGAGGCCGCCGCCGGCGTGGAACGTTACACCGTCGCCGAACACGGGGCCGACGACGACCTCGACACCGGCGACGGTCGCGGACGCGACTCCCATGACGGTGACGGTCGTGCCGTTGACCTCGGTGACGAGCGTGCGGAGGTACTGGCCGCCGCGCCCTGCGCCGGCGATGAGCAGTTCCTTGCCGAGCCAGTCGGAGGTGGCTGCTGCGGCGGTGAGCGTCGACTGGCCGCTGGTCATGGAGCCGGTGGTCAGGGACGACCAGGAGCCGATGACCGTGGCCTTGGTGCCGCCGGGCGCGACCGTGGTGTTGCGTGCGACGGCGGTGGCCGAAGAGAGGGTGACGTTGGTGGCGTTCACCCGCGTCACGATCTTGCCGTAATAGGTGCCGCCTCCGGTGCCGGCGCCCTCGATCATCACGTAGCGGTTCTCGTCCGCGACGGCGAACGCTGCGGACGCACTGGCGAGGTTCGTGCCCGCTGCCGTGGTGACGCCGTCGAGCACCGTGCGGCTGTTCGGGGTGGCGAAGTTGCGGCGGATCGCAACAGGGGTGCCCGGGTAGATGCCCTCGATGAGCGTCGGGAGCGCGAAGTGCAGCGGCGCGGCGAGGTCGACGTAGCCGGCCTGCGACGTGGGGATCTTGATGACGCCGGGCCGCTTCGCGAGCGCGAGGACGTTCGCGGCCTTCGCGAGGGTCAGGAACGGCTTGCCGACGCTCTTGCCGTTGTTCGCGTCCGAGCCGCTCGCCTGGTTGACATACAGCGTGTACGGCGCGGCCTCCAGCGCCGAGTAGGCGTCGGGGAGCTCGCCCTCGAGGGTGTCGAAGCGGAGGTGCACGTTGGCGCGCCACTCCTGCGGCTCGACCTCGCCGTCCCACAGGATCCACAGGGACGTCGCGTCGTTGTCGGGGCCGTCGACCTCGGGCGGCAGGCTGTCGCTCGTGACCGTGATGACGGACCCGACGATGGGGACACCCGCAGGGGTCTCGATGTCGGCGAGGCTCGTCATGGCCTGGTCGTCGTAGACGACGCCGGTGAGGCCCTTGCGGTTGCGGAGCCGCTCACCTACGGAGGAGCCCGGGTCGTAGACGAGTCCGTCCGAGGTGCCGCCATAGCGCAACCTAGCCACGACATCTCCCTCGGTTGGTCACGCGGTCAGCCGCTGGTCTTGGGCTTGCGGGTGGTGCTGGGCGGCGGGGCCGGCTCCCGGAGGCGAACTTCACCCTCGGGAGCCGGTGCCCCGCCACGCGCCGACGCGAGATCGCTGCGCAGGCCCCGAAGTTCGGCGACGATCGCCAAGGCGATCTCGTCGGAAGCGGTGATCGGGGTGGGCAGGTCACTCACGTCGGCGCGACTCATCAGGCGCCGGAGCCGTTGGAGTACGCGGCGCCGATCGGGTCGAGCGTGGTGCCGCCGACGACGTGACGTGCCCGGTAGGCGACGTCGTCGTTCTCGAACGAGCCCTCGTCGGCGTTGATGGTGCCGCCGCCGACGCGCTGGCCGGTGTCGGCCTTGACGCGCAGGTCCGGGGTCTCGTGGCCGCGGAGGAACCCGAGGACGAGGCCGGGCCGGGACGCCGACGGCACCGGCAGGACGTACCAGCTGGTGGCCGCGTTGGCGCCGAGGTCCCGCACGGTGAGCCACGGGTTGACGACGACGGTGACCTTGCCGCGCAGCCAGTTGTTGACGGTGACGCGCTGGGTGTCGGCGGCGGCGCCGAGCTCGATGGTCGTCGCGTTGATGATCTGCAGCGCAGTGACCTCGAGGCCCGGGGGGACGACGAGCACGTAGCCGGAGATCGCGATGGGCCGACCCTCGGTGTCGCGGCGAGCGCCGATCGCGGCCAAGGCCGCGGACAGCGCGTTCGTCGAGAGCGCGGGGTTGCCAGCGAGCAGGTTGCTCGACGTGCCGTGCACGGCCGTCGCCGAGAACAGCGTCGCGTTGGGACCGTCACCGTCGGTGAGGAGCCCTGCGGCGATGTAGTCCTCGGTATCCCGCGCGGCCTGCGCGAGACGGGTCGGCAGGTCACGGAACATGTCGAGGTCGTCGTTGACAATCGACTCCCACGACAGGCCGATGACGCCGCCGTACTTGGCGACCGTCAGCTCGTACTCGCCCTCGTCGGCCGTGCGGCTCGGGTAGGGCGCGAGCTCGTCGACGCGCTCGAGGATGCCGCGGCCGCCGATGAGGTCGATGAACTTCTTCGGCCGGAAGTCGCGGACGACGGTGCGCCGCGCGAACTGCGGCCAGATCGCCGGGAGCTGGTCGTACTGGGCGAGCAGCTCCCGGTCGAGGACGTCCCCGAAGATCGTGGGGAAGTCGCTGGTCGACAGGGCCTCGACGAACGCGGCGCGTCCGCGGAGGCTGCCGGACATCGCGGACTCGAAGATCCGCAGCGCCTCGTCCATGCGACGGAGGCGATCGGGGTTGTACTCGCGGCGACGGGCCGGGAGCGCGACGGCCTCGGCGGCCGCGGCCTCCTCGGTGAGGGTCTCTGCAGGCATGTCGTGTCTCTCTTCCCGGCTAGGACGTCACGCGGACGCGGATGGTGGTGGTGGCGCCGGACGCGACGGCCTCTTCGGCGTAGCCGAAGTGGACACCGGTCGTCTTCTTGTTGAGGACGGGGGTGTCGCCGTCGGTGTAGAAGATCTCGTCGCCGACAGCGACAGCGGAGTTGCCGCCGCCGTTGACGCCCTTGACGGACACGTCGTGCGTGCCGTCGAGCGCGATCGTGGTGGTGCCGTCGTCGCGCTCGTCGGTGAGCGCGACGCCGCAGAACGCGCCGACGCGCACGGGGTCACCAGACGCGGGCGTGGCCGGGTGGGTCGCGGCGAGGGAACGGGTGATGCTGCCCTCGAAGACGGTGTTCGTGGCCATGGGTTAGGCCCCCTTCTGGATCTGGCGGCCGAAGACGCTGGCCGAACGCTGGTCGATGGCGGCCTCGGTTACGGCCTGGCCGTTGGGCGCGGTGCCGCCGCCCATGCCGGAGACGGTGCCGACGCCGAGGGCCTCGGCGAACACGGCGACCTCGGCCTCGATGGCCTTAGTCAGTGCGTCCTTGTCGAGCGCGCCGTCGGTGGTCTTCGGCGGGTTCGCCGAGAGGCGTTCGACGAGGGTCGCCTTCGTCTTGTCGGAGAGGGTGACCTCGGGCTTGGCGAGGGCCTCGCGGACGTGGTCGCGGGCGTCGCGGACCCGGAGGTCCGACTCGGCGCGCTCGGCGCGCTCCGTCGCGACGTCGCGCTGGGTGGTTGCCTCGGTGAGCTGCGTCTGGAGGTCGTCGCGCTGGCGCGTCGCCTCGGTGAGCCGCTCCTCGGCGGTGGGCTCCGGCATTCCTGCCTCCTGTGTGGATGTGGCCTCGGGCTCTTGCCAGAGGTCGCGTGTGTAGAGCTGGGGGGCGCTGCTCTCGAGCGCGGCGGTGAACGCCGTCAAGCCGTCACCGATCGCGGAGGACAGCGCGATGCGCTCCTCGCGGGTGAGGCGACCGTCGCCGAACATGTCGTCGGCGAGTTGGGTGAACGTCAGGTGCAGGCGAGACTCGAGCCACTGGCCGACGTTGCGGGCCTCGGCCAGGCGCCGCTGCGCCTCCTCGGTGTCGACGACCGGGATGACCTCGTCGCCGACCGGGATGTAGACGGCGCGGACGGTGACCTTCGTCGGCATGTCCGCGAGGACGACCTCGCCGTCCTCGACGGTGTAGGCGAGGCGGTAGGTGCCCGGGTCGGGTGCGTCGCCCTCGAGGTCGAACACGACCCACGTGTCGGTGAAGTCCCGCACCCACGTGTAGGTCTTCGGCTGGTTGTACCGCCCGCCGAGCGCGTCGTTGAGCATCTGCCGGCGGTCGTTGGCGGTGAGCTCCTCCGCCTCGGCCAGGCGCTCCTCGCGCGCCGACTCGAGGAGCTGCAGGATCTTGCCGCCCCGGCCGGCGCGGGTGACGAAGTCCACGGACTCGGCCATGACGAGCTCGTCGATGATCGTGCCGGTGCGACCCTCGGCCTCGCCGGTGTGCGCCGAGCCGCGGCCCCGGATGGACAACCCGATGTCGGCGGCCTTCTCGACGATGAACGCCTGGTAGGACGAGAAGACCTTCGCGTCGGCGTAGAGGCCCGGGCCGTCGGGGCCGGTGGCCTCCCACACGGCGTTCGACGCGAGACGCCCGGCGAGGTCGCGGATACTGCGCTCAGGCCGGTCGGTCTCCTCGGAGAACGACGGGTGGTCGACGTACATGTGCATGCCGGTGCGGAACACCTTCGGGCCGTCGCGCTCGAGGAGCTCCGCCGAGTAGTAGCCCGACGACCCCCACCCGGGGTTGATGAGCTTGACGCGCATGAGGCCTTCGCGGACAACAGGCGCCTCGCTGAGAGCGCCGGGCGCCTCGCGAAGGACGATGTTCGGCACGACGCCTCCTGGCTACGATGGGTGTGTGTTCGTGCTGACCGCGTTCGACGCGCTGCGCCCACTCGGTGGGGTCGCGGACGTCGTCGGCGCGTTCCCGACCGCTGAGCTCGCCCGGAAGCGGGCGCTGCAGCCGTGGGGTCTGTCCCGGCCGGTGGACCACGAGGTGTGCGAGGTGCACGAGCTCGTCGACGGTCAGCGGCCGCGGTTCGTGTCCGAGTGGCGCTCCGGTGACTGGGTCACGCCGGGAGCAGATCAGTCAGAGGACGCTCGAACCGCGTAGGTCCCCAGTCCTTGTCGACCCTGTAGCCGACGAGGTCCGGCAGGGTGATCTGCCCGTTTTTGTACGCGTCGTACTTCGCCGGGCCGAGGGTCGCGCGCTTCGTGTCCTCGGCTTGCCGGTCGAACCACGCGGGTCCGGTTTCGACGTCGAGGTGCTTGTCGTCGATCTCGGGGTGGCCGAGCTCGGCCCACGTCTTCGTGCGTGGCGCGGGGACGCAGCGGCAGTTGGGGTGGGTGCCCATGATCTCGTCGGTGTTGAGGACGCTGCCGTGCATCGCGACGCACACCGGGCAGGACCGGCCGTCGAGCGCCGACACCCACACCCACCCGTCGAGGATCTTCGCGTTGGCGACCATCGCGGCGCGCGCTGACTCTCGGTAGGCGCGGAGCATCTCGGTGCGGGCGATGGTCTCGGCGCGCATCGGCGGCAGGGTGTCGATGAGCCGGCGCATCTGCCTGGCCACGACCAGAGGGTTGCGGCCGGCGGCCAGGCCGGTGGTGAGGACGTCGGCGAGGCGTTGCGTCGACTCGCCCGCGATCCCGGTGAGGAGGTCGCGGAGCGGCCCGCCCGAGACTTGGCCGAGGAGCTGCTCGATGGCGTCGGTGGGGAGCCGGTCGAACTCGATGCCGAGCTGGGCGGCTCGGCGGCCGAGCTGCGCGTCGGTCATCCCGGCGGCGTGTTCCTGCGCGGCGTCGATGAGGTCGCGTTGCGCGTCGACGACGATTCGCTCGACAGCGCGGGCGTAGCGCAGGACCTGCTTGTCGACCTGGTCGAGGAGCGTGCGCAGCCGGCGTTCCTTCGCGAGCCACGCAGGGCTGATGTCCGTGCCGGCGTCGGCCGCGGCCTTCATCTTCCGGGTCAGGACACTGAGGAGGCCGCGGAGATCCTTACGTGCGGTGCCGTAGGCGCGGAGCGCTGCGCGGCTCGCCTTCTCCTCGCGGGTCAGGAGCTGCCGGCGGTGACGCTGCGCCTGGTCGTACACCGTGCCCGCTTCCTGCAGCGGAAGTGGGGTGCGGGCCAGGCGGGTCGAGCGGAGCGTCGCCTCGATGAGCAGGTCGAGCTCGTCGGTCACGACGCGGGGCGGAGAGTCTCGATGACGCGGTCGAGCGCACGGACGAGGACCTCGTTTACGCCGGCCTCGGCTGCGGCCTCGTCGTCGGCGTCCTCCGCCGCAGCGATGGCGTCCGCGACGATCGTGTCCGCGTCCTCGACACCCAGGGCGTTGAGGAGCAGACGCAGCGTCACCTCCGGGGGGAGCTTCCCGGTGGAGTCGGCCTTCGTGATGGCCTCGATGACACCCTTGACGTCGGTCTCGAGGATCGGCGGCCACGTCACGTCGACGGTCCGGTCGAGGTCGCCCTCGAGGTCGGTGGTCTGCAGGCCGCGCGTGTCGGTGACGGTCGCGCCCTTGAGCGGACCCTGCGGCGCGTCGACGGCCTGGTCGACGACGTAGTTGCACAGGTTCTTGAGGATCGTCGTCCACAGCTGCTGCCGATTGAGCATCGCGAGCTCGGTCGGCCGGTCCAGGGTCTTCGCGGTCGCCAGGTTCCCCACGTCGGGATCACCCATGAGCTGCGTGTACGGCACGTCGAGCGCGGCGGCGACCATGAGCGCGAGGGGCCGGCCGGATGTCGCGTCGATCGTGGCGCCGGTCTTCGGGATCGCGGAGAGCTCGGTGTCCGACGTCGACGCGAACACCGCTCCTGCGGCGGCCGGGTTGCTGGACCGCGCCGGGTCGTTGCGCGCCGCCGTGACCGTGCGTCGCAGGTCCGAGACCTTCGACCCCTTGGTCGTCGCGCGCCACGCATAGCGGGACAGGCTCTTCGTGAGGGACTTCCAGTCGTCGAGGAACTCCTTGTACGCCCGCGCCCAGTCCAGGGCGGCGTATACCTCGGCGAGCCCGAACTTCCAGCCGTCGAGGCCGCCGACCTTCACGTGCATGACGGGGGCGTCCCACTTCACCGGGTGCCCGCCGATGCTCTGCGGGCGGATCTTGGGTCGGTACCGGAAGTCCGGGTACCAGGTGACCAGGGTCTTCGTGGTCGTCGTCCCGGTCTCGTGGTTGAAGTCGTCGTGGGTCCACTGGCGCTTGTAGTACCAGGTCTCCCGCTTGTCCTCGGGGTTGCGGATGACGTCTTCGATCTCGTCGAAGGGGATCGACCGGACCTGCACGCGCCCTGTGGTCGGGTTCGTGAAGAGGGTGAAGAACAGGTTCCCGTCGGTGCCGAGGGCCCGCTCCTTGTCCTCCTTCGCCTGATGCCCGGTGAGCTCCGCTTGGTTGCCCTCGTCGTCGAGGAACGCCTGGACGACGGCGTTGACCTGCTCGTCGCGGGCGGCGATCGACACGCCCTGACCCCACACGTAGTACACGCGGAGGCCGAGGCCGCGGCGGATCAGCGGGTTCTTCACCGCGTATAGCTGCGACATGCGGGAGATCGTGCGGAGACCTTCGCGGGTGAACTCGTGGTCACCGTTGGCGATGAGCCGACGCCACCCGACGTCCTCGAGGGCGAGCTCCAGCTCGGTGATGGTCTCCTCGAGGTTCACGCGGGACTCGGTCTCGCCGTGGAGCTGCTCGGTGAGGCGCTCGACGCGCTCAGTCAACGCGGTATCGGCGCTGGTGGCGGTGGACTCACGGGTCCCGCGGAGACGGTCGGCGATGCTCACGTGCGCCTCCCGCTGCGGACTAGATGGGTGAGATCGACTGGCGTGGCTCTTCGGTCCAGCCGTCGGTGGTCTCCTCGACGAGGTCCTGCCACGACCAGTACGCGGCGTCGGCGAGGTCGAACGGCTTCGTCTTGGGGAACCGGCGCAGCGCCGCCTCGAGGACGTCGTGGGTGCCGATGACGTGCACCGGCGCGTACGCCGTCTCGTAGTCGACGAGCATCTGCTGCGACCGGTGGACCTTGGGTCCGTGGCCAGCGCCGGCCTTGTCCTGGTCGAACACCGGTATCGGTAGTCCGACCCAGTCGGGGTGCTCGTTGAGGACCTTCGCGAGGGCCTCCCGATACACGGATTGCCACGTGTCGCCGCCCTGGTCGGTCTCGACACCAACCTTCTCCGCACCCAGCTCGTAGGCGAGCTCGAGGGCCCGGACGAGGGACCCGACGGGGGTGGCTCGCTGCTCCCACGAGTGGAGGCGGTAGACGCGGCCGTCGACGCCGAGGCCGTCGGCCTGGATGGCGTGGGAGTCGGAGTTGTCGGTGAGGGTGACGGCGGGGTCGACCCACACGACGACGCGGACGAGTGGCGGCACGTCGTGGCGGTGGCAGTGCTGGAACTCGATGTGGTCCCACATGCCGCCCGACGCCGGCGTGATGTCGTGCTGCGCTTCGGTGAGGAACGCCGACAGGCCCCACGTCGCGATCTGCTGCTCACACGTCTCGAGGGACTGCCCCGGCCACGTCGCCTCGCCGGCGACGATCCGGTACCCACCCTCAGGCTTCGGCTCCGTGACCAGGCCCTCAACCGCGGGCACGGGCCCGGAGACGATCCTGTCGGTGAGGAAGTCGGCCTTCTCCCGCGCCAGCCCGGCGAGCATCGAGAACACCGACTCGCCGTGCACGAGGTTCTGGATCGCCAGTACCGCGAGGTCGTGTGAGCCGGCGGGGAAGATCTTCTTCGTCAGGGTCTTGATCTTCTTCTTCACCGCAGCGGGCTCGTCGTGCTCACCGTCGATATCGTCGATGACCATCAGGTCAGGGCGCTGGTCTTCGAGCTTCACACCACGTGCTGCGGAGTCGAGGCCGAGCGCGTCGATCGTGAACCCGGCGGCGGTGCGCAACCGGTTGCGGCGCCATCCCTTGCTGTTGCCGTGCTTGCCGAGCAGCGGTGTGCCGAGCTCGGGGTAGAACTCGCTGATGCTGCGCAGCTCGAGGATCGCGGCGACGTTCGCGACGTGGTCGTCGGCCTGGTCCTGTGTCTCGCACACGTACAGGGCGTAGCGGCGTGCACCTCGGGCGGCGAGGGTGACACACGCGGTCTCCGCGCTGGTCGACTTGGCGCCGCCGCGAGGCCAGATCCCGGTGAACGGCCGCGGCCGCACCCCGGGGCGCAGCCCCCACACCCACTCCCAGAACTCCTCGTGATGCTTCGCGAACGGCGCCGAACAGTAGTCGGGGACGATCGTCGTCAGCCAGGTGCGCCAGTCCGCTTCGATGGGCTCCAGGTCAGGGGACGTGGGACCGAACGCGGGTGGGTCGAGGCGCTCAGCTGCCTCCGACAACGCGGACAGCTCGAGTGCGGAGAGCGCGTCCAGCTGCACGCCGCACCTCCGGTGCCTGCTCGGTGAGACCGGTGTCGCGCAGCGCCTCGTCGATCACCGCGATGATCACGTCGGCGAACTGCTCCCGGATCCGCGCCAGGCGGGAGTCGATGTCGAGGCGGCCGTAGGCGATCAGGAACCCGGACGCCCGGTCGAGTGCCCGCTCGTACGCGGCGAGGAGCGCCTTGTTCCGCTCGGCCCCGGGGTCGAGCTCAGTGAGCGCGTCGACCTTGCCTCGGAGCACGTCCTTGAATGCGAGGATCTCGCCCGCCAGTTTCGCGAGCTCCTCGAGGGGGTTGGCGACGGCACGGGAGTCGGCGAGCTTCGCGACGATCTTGGTGGCTTCGGCTTCGGCCCGCTCCTCGGCGACCCGCGCTGCGGCCGCGGCCCGGACTTGGGGGGCGCCGGCGCCGTGGACCTGGCACTTGTCCGCGCCAGCGATCGCTGGCTTCTCGCACTGCCGTCCTTGCCGGTTCGACCAGCCGGTGCAGCGCGCGACGCCGGGGTGGATGCCAGCGCCGAGCCGCGCGGCGAGCTCTTCGCTGAACGTCGGCTCGGGTGTCCACCCTGGGGGGCGGGGATGGAACTCGGCGGGCTGGTCCTGGTCGTCGTTGTCCACGGTGAACCTCCCGGGAACGACGAAGCCCGGCGCCTCTGTGAGGGCCGGGCTCGGGTGCGGACATAGGTCGTCCGCTGCCGCGAGTGTTGCATGGACTGAGCGCGACCTGTCAATAGC